GGAACGGCCCGGCACACGTGTCAAGGTCATTCCCAACGACGACCTCATCATGCGCGACTGGGTCGGCAGGGTGGGCACGGCTATTCGCCGCGACGGTCCGGGGTATCTGGTGTATTTTGACCACAGCATTGACCTGAATGTGCCGTCGTCTTGTCTGGAGCGCCTGCCCGTGCTAGAGGACAACGCACCAGAAGACCACCTTTTCACAATGAGGAACCGAATCACATGACCTGGATTTTGGTACTGTTCGCATTCCGCCACGGCGGCGTAGAAATTGAGTACTCCACGAAGGAGGCGTGCCTGACCGCGATGGAGCAGGTGGTAGAGGAGAGTAATTCCTTCACGCCCTTGTGCACCAACCCGGTGACGGGCGAGGTAATCTTTCCTGACTAAGAAAAGGGGGTTGCTAGTCAGCCCCCTTTGTGTATGATGAATGCACAGCAACGAAAGGACAGACCAATGATTAGCATGACCTGCATCGCCCTTGCCGCCTACATGGAAGCCCGGCAGAGCTACACCGACCCTGACACCATGGCCGCCGTTGCCGCCGTGATCATGAACCGGGTGGAGGACCACCGCTACCCGGACACAGCCTGCTCGGTTATTGCCGACGGGTCGTTCCCATGGTTTGAGAAGGGCATGGACATTGTGCCGCCCATGAATGGCGCGCCCGACCAGTGGGCTTGGGACGTGGCCAAGGCGGTGGCCCTTGCCGAACTGAGCGGGGCCGGGCTGGACATTACCAGCACGCACTTCCACACTGAGGGTCATGTTCTGTTTTGGACCAAACATTACAAGTTTGATGGATGTATTGGCGGGAATTGTTTCTACACGAACGATACGCCCTACAAATAGGGGGTTTACAACACGCCATTCCTGTGCAACGGTGCGCAGGCTATGGAGGCCTGACATGGTGTTGGGCTACCAAGTTTCACAAAACCAACTAGCCGGGGCTACGGCCTCGGCCCTTTTACCGGAGCAACAGCAATGTCTGAGAATAAACTGATGGAAGCCGCACAGGAAGCAATCCGCGAGGCGGCCCTGCGCCCTGACACCCTGAACGTGATCAACAACGCGATCCAACAGGGCAAAGAGGCCAACAAGGAAAACGAACGTCTGCTGAAGCGGGTGGACGAACTCCATGACGAGGTTGCGCGCCTGCACAACATCGAGAACGAGCGCAACGCTGCGCGCAAAGAGCTGGAAGACAGTCGCAACCTTCAGCGTGACATGGCCATCGAGCTTGCCGCTGCGAACGCCAAGGCGGGCACGGTCTACTCGTGCTTTGAACTGGTGTTCCGCAATGCGCAGGTGCACGAGTCGGTCACGCGCTCCGTGCCGGTGCCGGTCACCAATGGCGACCAGAACTACACCAACACCCACGTCGAAGCCCACGTTCAAACTGAGAACGTAACACGCGAGGAGAAGTAACATGGACATTCAAGCCATAATCTACGCGGTCATGGGGGTCACGATACTGATCCTCATGGCCTACGTCCGCTACCTGACGCTGCGGATCAAGGACTACGAGGAAGCCCACCGCATCAAACGCAAGTCCCAGATCAAACAGGTTGAGGCCATCGAAGAACTGCACAAGGAAGGGCCGGAACGGCTTAGCGAGTGGTTCGACAGTGCAAGCTGGTGCGTCCTGCCCCGCGTCCTCATGCAGAACATGTCACCGGCGTGGCAGTACCAGATGTCTGGCCTGTTGAACCGGCTGGACAAGGAGTTCCCCGGCTCCCCGGTGGCCAAGGGCAACCTCGACCTGATGGTCACGGCCAAGCGCAACGGCAAGTTCGTCAAGCTGCCTGACGCGCTGACCGACTACCGCCGCCCCAAACCGCACATTCTGCAGACATGGCGTCAAGGATGAGTAAGCTGGACCGCAACGGCTACAGGGGCCTCTTTGAGGAGGAGGTCCCCATTAGCCCAAACAGCCGCACAGCGCGCGAAATCCGCCACATCAAGGGCACTGCGCGCCCCAAGCTGGACAAAGACCCGCAAGAATACCAAGCGCTCAAGGTCATGAAGGAAGACTCCTCACGGCCCGTGCCTAAGCGTTTCTACGAAAAGACCGAAACTGAGCAGAAGATTGCACAACAGGTGCACGACACCTGGAGCGAGGTCATCCGGTTCTGCGAGTCAGAAATGGCCAAGGGCAAGAAGGGTGGCCGGGCGCAGCACATCGCGTCAATGCTGGGCATGAAGACCGCTCGGGTAGGCACCATCATGACCCGCATGATTGACGCCGGTGTGATCAAGCGCATTGAGCGTGGCCTGTACGTACCGACCGGCGAACCCCTTCCGCCTATTCGCGGGAAATAGCACTTTACAACACGCCTGTCCCCGTGCTAGGCGTGTTGGGCAACCACAAGCAACGGAGCGTTCTATGTTTAAGTTGAAAATCACATACAAGGACCAGTCCATCGAGCCGTTCGAGGACGAGTTCCAGACGGTCGAGGAAGCGCACGAGGTGCGCCGCGACCACGGCAAGGTTATCGCCGACCCGGTCTGGAAGGTCGAAATCTTTGAGGTAGACGACAAGGGCTACCGCGTGGTCGGGCAGGACATCATCTACTTCGAAGAGAACGGCCTGCACAACCCCAACCGCCCGGCGGACAGCGCGCAGGTGCAGCTGAACCGCGCGGTCAAGTTCTTTGAAATGTTCATGGCCGAGTTCACCACCATGGTTGAGCAGTCCACCAAGACGCTTAACGGTGAAATCGACGCCGGGTCCATTACCGTCGAGGAATCCATCACCATGATGGCCGAGATGGAATCCCGCGTCACCGCCATCAGCAACCAGCTGACCCAGCGTTCCCAGAAGTTCATCGAGAACGGCTTCAAGCATGTTGATTGAATACATTGTGCAAGTGCAGACGCATTCGGGCATGACGGCCCTCATGTCTGCACTCGTTGGGGGCGGTCTTGGCATCGACCCCAAATCCCGCATCGGGCAGGCCCTGACAGTGATCTGTGGTGTTAGCGCCGCCATTTTCATCATCGCCAGCCTGCTCGTCCTCCACAGCAACCAAACAGTTCACACGGTGAAACTCCCATGACCCAGAAGACAACCATCAACCGCGACGCCGACGGGCGGTCCAGCACGCTTGACGTTATCGAGGCGTTCAGCGTCAACAACTTCGCCCTCGCCAGTATCGTTGACGAAATCCTTGCGCGGTGCAACCAGAAGAACAGCGCGTTCCAGCGGCCCACCCCGGCGGCCCTTTCGGACTTGCTGGTCCACTACGAGGACGGCTACGACCCGGACATGCGGCACGAGCGGCACCTTATCCGCAACGCTGCACAAGGAATGCTGCGGTGCATGAAGAACAGCGACAAGAACGGCTGGCAGAACATCAACACCGAGGTCGCCATTGATGGTGTCATCCGCAACCTGCGGGAAGGCCACGCGCTGGACGCCATGAACTTCCTTGCGATGATTGTGTGGCACGGTCAGAGCGAACGCCTGCGCGAGCGCATGGAGCAAGCCCTTGCGGGGCCACCGCCGGGCCTGAAGCCGAACACTATGTATCTGGTGGACAGCAACGGCGTCCCGGCCGAGGTCGAGTCAACCGTGTTCGAGCCTACCGTGTTGGAAGTCTCCCTTGTGGATACGTCACCCACGGCAACGGACATCACCGATTCCGTGCAGCGTGCGAACAACCGCCACCCCGCGCCCAAGAAGGACGGTGACGATGCGTGATGTAGCCACCGTCGTAAACGGTTCCCGTGCGTACCAGTCAGCCAGAATCGTTGAGTGCAGCGCCTGCGAGGGCAGCGGTGTCGTCGAGAAGGAGGAGATGACCAGTTACCACAAGCGAGAGTACGACGTATGGAATGAAGTTTGTCAGAAGTGCGATGGCGACGGTCGCATGGTCCGTTATACCGTGATCGTGGAAGTCAACATCACCATTGATGGTTTCAACACGTCCACCATGAAAGAATCGCAGTCCCGTCTGGAAAAGATGATGGGGCGCACAACCGCAGACATCTACAAGATTGGGAGAGGACAATGAAGGTTAAGGTTGGGAACAAGATCTTCGACGCAGCGGTGACGGACATCTGCATCATGATGACAGAGAAGGAGCGGATGCAGATCGCCAGCATGGAGCCGAAGGATGCCCCCCGGTTCTACGGCATCTACCGCTACCCGAACCACGAACAGTTTGAGGCAGATCAGGAGGTCCTGACCAATGGCACTTAAACCGTTCCAGCTCTACCACTTCGACGACCACACCATAGACAACACGGTCCACATCAACCCTGCCTACGTCGTGACGGTCCGTGAAAAACTGGTGCACGGTTCGGTGCCCTGCACGGAGGTCCAGATAGCCTCTGGGCTTCTGTACATAGTGGCGGCCACGGGCGCGCAAGTGGTTGAGGCGCTTAATGCCGATTAAGTCGCCGAAAAGCAAAGGTGCGGCGGGTGAGCGTGAGCTTGCCCGCCTGCTGACGGGCTGGGCGCTTGAAGTCGGCGTCGCCCTTAACCTTGAACGAAACTTGGAGCAGGTACGGCATGGAGGATCAGATGTCAACGGCGTCCCCGGTCTGGAAGTCGAAGTCAAACGGGTTGAGGCCAATGGGATCAACAGTTGGTGGGACCAAGTTTGTCGCGCTGCGGCCAAGACCGGGAAGCGGCCATTCCTGGCGCATCGAAAGAACCGTCAACCATGGAGGTTCCGTGTGCTTACTGAAATCGCTATGGTATGCGGTGGTCAGTGGGCGCATTTCCCTCTCGTAGTGGACCTTGAACAGGCGCAGGCCCGTATCTGGTTCCACGAATACATCACACTACACAAGGACCGCATAGATGTCGATCAAGAAGTATCTGCCCCGCGCGGAGAAGTCCAACCCCCGCCGCCCCCACCACGGGGGCCGTCCTAAGAAGCCTGTCGTCATCGGCGGGTTTGAATGGCCGAGCATTGCCGATGCGGCCCGTGCCCTTGACTACGACCACCGAAATCTGGCCAAGGTGCTCAAAAAGCCGAAGGACTCGGTGGCATGGGCAAACCTGATGGCCACCGTGGAGAAGTACAAGGCGGCGCAGACACGGAAGCCCTGCCGATGAGGTGGCGTGCACGAGAGAAAGGCCCCGACGAGGACGGGTGGATGACAGGGTTCGCCCTGTTCCCCGTTACCACGTGGGACGGCTGGGTTCTGTGGCTGGAGCGGTTTGAATACCGCGAACATGGACCCATTGCGTCGGGCAGGCCCCGGCGCAAAGAGTTCAAGCGGTACGGCACGGCAGGGCCGCCGCTGCCCGCCCGGCCTCCAGGCCCGCCGCCCCCGAAGAAATAACTCTTGCACCCGCTGGCGTGTTGGTTTAGTCAGGGGGTGCAACAAGCAAACGGAGCAAGCAATGAAAATTGAACCCGGAACCACAAGCCCGGCACAACTGGCAACCGACACCGGAACGGTGGTGTTTGAAGGCACCTACACCGCCTGCGCCAAGGTCATGGAAGAAATCGTCGGCGAGATCACGCCCCCGCGCGTTGGCGCTGGCCAGCTTGACAACGCGGCCAAGGCCGCGCTCATCAATCTCGGCGAACTGTGGACCCTGCTAGGCGTTGATACCCAGCAAGAAGCGGTTGGCCGCATCCGTCAGTTGATGGGCACGCCCTGCGCAGAGGCCCTCGGCAAAGCCAGCATCTACAACGGCCCGTCCGTCAGCTGTGACGCGCGTCCCGTGGAGGACAACGCATGAACTACGCGAACCTGAAAACCCTGCGCGACGCCATCGAGAAGGACAACACGTTCAATATGAACCGTTACGTCCATACCTGCGGGACACCGGCCTGCATCGCCGGGCACGCAACGGCCCTTATGGGCGAGGACGCTGTGCAGGAGTTGTTTGCCGCTGGCGTCTACTTCGCAAGGAACCTTGCCGCGTACCTCGACATTTCGCAGTCGGCGGCAACCGAGATTTCTGCCGGGTTCATCGAATACTCCATGGTTCCAGTTCCTAGAGGCGAGGTGCACAACGACGACAACACCTTCGCGCCTAAGAAGAAAGAGGCACTGGCAATGCTGGACTACCTCTCACAGGAAGGCGACGACAATGTGTCGTGGGCCGAGGTGATGCGCCTGAAGTTCGGCGTGACCCTGTACAACTGGGACGACTGATGCAGTCGAAGCTCGCAAAACAACGCAACCGGATCGGCCAGCTTGAACACGAGCGGGCCGCTCACCTTCAACACATTGCCCGACTGCGCCGCCTGTTGCGCAACGCCATGGACAACGCGCCGGGCTGGAAAGAGGAGGCGGAACGTGAAATCACACCGCACAGACGAAAGGTCCAAGATGCTGAAGCCGGGCTACGTGGTTCGGGTTAACAGCACCTACGACCACCTCAAGCGCTGGCGTGGTAGCACCGGCACCACGGAGGCCAGCCCCTTCAAAACCATTGCAGCCGTGCGCATGGGCGCTCAGCTGTTCACATTCTACACAAGCGATCTGGAGGTGCTTCATGGCACAGCTGAAACGACTCACCCGTAAACAGAAGATGCTGTTCAGCCGCATCAAGAGCAACATGTCCATCAACACGGCAGACCCCAACGACCTGTCCGCGCTGGAGAAGCACGGGCTGATCACGCTGGACCTTGGCGTCTGGACCGTAACCACCAAGGGGAAGGAGTTCTCTGATGGGTGTGCCGGTTGATTTCGAAGGTGCGAACCTGATCATGGCGGCACCCAAAGGCAAAGAGGACGAGGTGCTGGACCTGCCCGTGTTCAAGCACCCGCAGGGCCTCACGTTCGCTGTTATGCTGGACGATGAGGAGAAGGCCAAGGTGGCGGAGACCGGCATTGTCTGGGTCAGCATCATGAGCCACTCCATGCCGCCGATCGGTATAGGTGCTGAGGGTGTCAAGATGGTTGAACCCGATGGCACAGAGCGTGATTGCCGGGTCACGAAAATCAAACCGCGTCGCGCGCGTTAGGGCTTGCGTGTTGGTGCCGTCCCTGCTAGGGTGGCTCCACACAAGCAACGGAGAGGTCTAGTGCCTTACTACTATCCCAAGAAACAAGACGCCATCGATGCCGGGCATGAGATGTTCGGCGCCGACTGGTGCATCGGAGCACACCTGGAACCGTACAATGGATGGGTCATTGTACTGAGCCCGAAGACGTTGGCTTACCTGACTCAACCCCTGGAGCCGATCCTGGCCCATGCGGAAATCCAGATCACACATACAATCCGCCGCCGACCAGAGGGTTACGTGAAACCCGCCAAGGTAGAAAGCGATCACAGGGAAGAACGCCGTAGACGCCGTAAGGAGCGCAAACGGGGTGCCGCCCCGAGTGCACCCCCACCACCCCCGGTGGCCCGCCCTGCGGTCGCCACAGCGGCCCCCAGCGCACCGCCACCACCGCCACCACCGCCGAGGCCCGCATGAAACTAGCCGTCTTCAACTGTAGCGGAGCCATGGAGCTCTATAAACAGTTCAAAGATTCCCACGGGGTCTACATCCCCGTGGAACGTGAACGGCGCATTGACAAGAAGACAAAGGAGGTCTCTGTTATCGAGCGGCCTGCGATGTACGGTCTTGTCTTTGCCCCGCTCTCCCGTCACAAGGATTTCCGACGCAGGGTGCCGGGCCGGTACTTCCTGCGTCAGCTTTTCTTCGAACCCAGTATGAACCCACGGACGGTGGAGCTCAGCGAGTTGGTGCGAATGCAGGAAATCCTGAACGCTGAGTTTGCTGGAGGGCTGGCCCCCGTGGCGGAGCCTGCGGACGAGGTGTGGTTTGACGTTGGCGACAAGGTGGACCTCAGCGGGTGCCTGTTGCCCGGCGTGGTCGGCATTATCCAGCGCATTAAGAGCGATGGAACCGTCAGAGTGCAATTGGGCGGCGGGATGCAGTATTTGCAGGTGAAAAAGCAGCAATTGCGCAAAATGTAGGGGAAAGGGGTTGCCACCGTGCGCTAAATGTGCATACGGTTGGCAAAGGCCCCTGAATGTGCCCGTGACTGGACTGAAAGGATGCCGCATACCACAAGAGGAACAGGTGCCGCGAGTGCCTGTGCAACGCCATGTATTACGAGCGACTCCTTAAACGGAAGAAGAAAATCTACCTGAAACCCGACGACCTGTTGAAGGATGCGGTGGACTACTTCAGGTGGGTGGACAATCACCCCCTCCTAGAGGAAAAGAGCTTTCAGTTCCAAGGCGTTATCGTCAAAGACGACCTCGCTAAGATGCGGCCCTACACCAAGACGGGCCTCGCCTCCCACCTCGGCATGACTGTCTCCCGGTTAAACGGGTTCAAGTCACGCGGGGAAGAATGGGCGGAAGTCGTGGCAATGATCGAAGAGGTCATCTACACGCAGAAGTTTGAGGGCGCTGCGGCAGGATTGCTCAACGCCAGTATCATCGGTCGTGACCTCGGTCTGGCTGAGAAGCAAGAAAGCAAGGTTGAAGCCACCGGCGGCGGGGGCGCACCCTTGCCAGTGTTCAATCTGGTCCCAATCCAGAGCGGCACGTTCCTGGAGCCTCCTGAACAGCAACCGGAGGCGAAACCGCCTACGGAGTAACGAAATGCAGATACTTGGTCAGCTACTCTTCCTCATGCTTGTGGGAGGAATTGAGAGGCTCATCAAGTTAGCAGGGGGTAGGCGCGATCGCCTGTCGATGCCTCCCCCTGCGCTCCCCGTACAAGCACCCATAGACTTTTCATGTGACTACTGCGGCACTGTGCACCACGGGGGCCGCTGTCCGTCGTGTGGGGCACATCGATCCCAAACCGAAATGAGTGCGCTGGAACCTGTCTGGGTCGGCACTGGCGTCAGGAAGTAATCTAATGACAATTGTGAACACACCGCGCCCCTGCGAAGCAAGTTCGCGACCGGGGGGCAACGGCCACAGCGCCCACATACAGGCCATCGAGGACTGGGCCTGCGCGCACGTCACCATCAAGAAGCTTACACAGGGCGAGCCGGGGTTCTGCCGATGACCAAGACGTACGAAGACGGATTAGTTGAGGGCCGTATCCTCGCGCTCGAGAATATCGCCGCGCAGCACACAGAACGCCTTGACTCTCAGTCAAAACGCCTTCGCATCCTGGAAAAAGTGGTATGGGCCTCTGGTGGGATCATGGTGTTTTTGAACACGTGGCCGACAATTGGGAGGGTGCTTTTGGCAACCGTCCCCACAGCAGCAGGAGCAGGGCCGCAATGAGGATACCTTGGAATCACCGCCCGAACTGGGAGCCCATGTACGATGGAGACGAACCGGAAGAGTCTTGGGAGGACAACTGGCTGAGTAACTCTATGGCATGGTTCAGTGAAACCTTCATGCCAAACTGGTGCCAAAGTCCCGACCACTGGACGGTGAAAATTGTCCTTTACCTCTGGGCAGACTGTTCGTGTTGCCTTTCTTGGCGTTTCTTTTCACTTGGGGCCATTTTCGGGGTTGTCACCGGAACCGCTGTTGTGCTAACCGTTATATAGACCACAAGCAATAGTAGGAGAACACCATGGGTTGTGGATGTGGTAAAAAGGCGAGCCGTCCGGCGCAGGTTTCGCGCACTGTCGCAAGTACCAACGGGCAGACTCGCACTCAGGCGGCCAAGACGTTCCAGTCTGGCACGATGAAGACTGCCCTCACCGGGCCCGTTCAAGGCGGTCGGAAGACCGTTTAACCCTTGGACCTTCAAATAGCCGAAGCCTATATTCCGCTGTGGAACGGGGGATATGAGCACTACGCCTTCTTCGGTGGACGTGGCGGCGGTAAATCTCACGGTGTAGGAGAAGCCTGCATCGGTCTTGCCGCGCAACGTACCGAACGAGTAGTTTGCGGTCGGCAATACCAAAACTCTATCAAAGACTCCGTCAAGGAACTTCTAGAGAAGAAGATCTATAAGATGGGTCTGAACGACTGCCACAAGATCCTTGAACGTGAAATCATCAACACCTCAACGGGTAGTCGGTTTTCGTTCATCGGTATGGATCGCAACCCAGAAAGCGCCAAGTCGCTTGAGGGCGCGACGATCTTCTGGGGCGAGGAGGCGCAAACCTTCACCAAGCGGTCGGTGGAACTAATCATTCCAACCATCCGTGCCCCCGGTTCCAGAATGATCTGGACGTGGAACCCACGTTTCCGCACCGACGAGGTGGACCAGCTCTTTCGCGGGCCGCACCCACCTGAGGCCTCTTGTATTCGTCACGTAAGCTGGCGCGACAATCCGTTCTTCTACCAGACACGGATGCCCAGTGAGTACCGTCGCAGTCTTCGCGCCAACCCGAAACGTCACGTGCACATCTGGGAAGGCGGTTACGACGAAAACCCCGACCTCGCAATCTTCGACAACTACGCGATCGGTCGTCCGGACTTCATCCCAGAGAAGTGCCTGCCACGCTTCGGCATGGACTTCGGTTTTGGTTCCGACCCCAACGCTATCGTCAAGGTGTACGTCATTGAGCCCGAGGACATGGGCCTTGACCCGGCACTATTCAACGGCATTATCTACGTCGCTCAAGAGAACGTAGGCTATAAGGTCCCGAACAACAAGCTGCCGGACCTTATGGACGACTTACACGAGGTGCGCGACTGGCCGATCACGGCCGACAGCGCCCGTCCCGAAACCATCGACTACCTGAACTCCAAAGGCTACAACATGTTCGGAGCCATCAAGGGGGCAGGTAGCGTCAAGAACGGTATCAACTTCGTAAGCGGATACCAACTGCTCATTGACCCCGAGTGCCCCATTACGTACGAGGAGATCAAGAGCTACCGCTGGAAGGCTGACCCCAACGACAAGCCGCTTCCGATGCCCGACCCGGACAGCGACGACCACTGCATTGACGCCATCCGTTACGCCGTGGAAGACCTTTCCGTCCACGAGATGCAGGGCGGCGGAGTGGCTTACCTGTAAGGAACCGCTATGTTCGGAATTAGCTTCACGCGCAAAGCGGCACCCCCTCGGGAGGCCGACGACGCGCCTCGCCAACCGGAAGTCCTTTACCTGTCTAGCGGGTTGGGCGTGTCGGTTATCAAGTGGAACGCTTACATCGCCGCCGAAACGGCGATGAAGCACCCCGTCGTCGGTCGTGCCCTGCACAAGATCGCAAGTTCTGTTCAACAGGTCGGCTGGTTCGCCGAGGAAGACCCCAAGGCAACCGCAACCGACCGTCGCGGCGTCAAGGAACGCATCAAGCAACTCAACAGTTTGCTGATGAGCCCCAACGACGAAATGACCCCGGCGATGCTGCGGTACTGGATGGCCCTGAACTACGCTGCCTACGGTCGCACGCCCCTGCGCGTGACCACGGCGGCCCTTGACCGCAACCAGCCGACCGGGCTGTACACGCTGGAAACCAAGCACGTGCGGGCGTTCCAGAATCAACGTGGCATGACCGATCGGTACGAGTACGGGCAGGGCGAACGGCCCGAGAAGTTCCCGTCCTTCAGTACGTGGAAAAAGGACGGAACCTCTACCAAGGGCTTCGCCGACGTTATATGGCGTCCGGGCCTCCGTGGGTTCCAGCACAAGGACGACCAGAACACACCGCTGAACACAATCGGCCTGCCCTCGCAGGTTATCACGTCCTTGCTTATTCGCGCCATCCAAACGGCCGAGGGGCACCCCAACGCTCGTTATCTGGTAACGTGTTCCCGCACGCTTACGGAGCCGCAGAAGGTAGAACTGAAGCGCTACCTTGAGGGCTTCGGTCCGGAAGGCCCCGATGCGGGGCGCATCCCGATCCTTCAGAACGCCGCTGACGTCCAGATCCACACTCTGGCCAATGACCTCAGCGACATTCACAGCAAGATGCCTTCGGACGACATGGCCCGCCTGATCTTCGGCGCGTTTGGTATTCCCATCGCGTTGGCTGGCATGGGTGCCGCCGACGGTGCCAAGTTCGCGGGCAACTACGTTGAAAGCCGCGCGGCCTTCTGGGAAGACACAATCATCCCGGACTACGTCAGTCCGCTTATGCAGGGCATGACGCGGTTGCTGTGCCCGACGGGCGTTCGCATCGTAGCGGACCTTGACGAGATTCCGGCCCTTAAGAAGAGCCGCGTCACCAGCATGGTCGAAGCCGACGGTATCGGCTTCTTGACTACAAACGAAAAGCGGGAACTGTACGGCTGGGAAGAGACCAACGCCATCCCCGCCACGGACACCCCGCCCGCCACGGGGGCCGACAACAATGGAGACAACGACGATGCTGAATAAGCGCCGCGCAGGTCAGTTCATTACGAAAGAGGCCCCCGCCTATCGAGCCGGTGAGGCGTCCACCTTTGCCACCAAGTTCCGCCCGGCCACCACCGAGGAGCTGCGCAAGAACTTGGACGTCACGGACTCCAACAGCCTGCCCGAGGGATACATCGCGGGCTGGGCCAGCACCAACCACAAGGACCACGCTTGGGACGTTGTGGCGGACGGCGCGTTCCAAGAGTCCATCAACGAGAAGGGCCTTGAAGGGCCGAGCGGGATTAAGTTGCTCGCCCAACACCGCCCCGACCAACCGGCGGGCACCATCAAGAAGCTGGAGTATCGCGAAGGCGGCCTGTGGATTGAGGCGCAGCTGAACCTGAACATCAGCTACGTGCGTGACCTGTACGAAGCCGCCAAGATGAACGGCGGGCTGAACTTCAGCGTCGGCTTCCGCCTCGTTGACGGAGGTTTCGAATTCGTAGAGAAGGGTGAGGACAGCTTCTGGCTGATCACCAAGGGCGACCTCTTCGAGGTGAGCGTTGTGACGTTCCCCTGCAACGACGAAGCCCGCATGACCTACATCAAGAACAAGGACGGCGACGCGCCGTTCACCACGCTTGCTGAAGCTGAGAAAGCCCTTGTGGCGTCCGGCTTCGCAAAGTCCCGCAACGAGGCGCAGCGCTTTACCCGTTGGGTGAAAAGCTTGTCCCAACCTGCGGAACCTAAACCGGAGCCCGTGTCGGCGTCCACCATGAAATCAATTGACAGCATCACCGCCAAGCTGGCGGAACTTCGTAAGGCGCTGTCTTAACGCTCAGAATGGAGACCCCGATGAGCAAGATCCCTTATAACGTGCTGCGCGACCGTCCCATGAAAGCCGGGATGGTTATCCGCAAGGACACCAACCCCGACGATCGCACGCGCGAAGCCGGTCTGGAAAACATGGAAAAAGAACTGTCCGGCGCAGTTGACCTTGTTACCAAGATGAAAGCCGACTTCGACGACTCTGCCAAGATCCTGCACACTCTGCAGAAAGACGCGGAGAAGATGAAGGAAATTGATGGCGAAACTCAGGCAGCCATCAAGAAACAGGCCGAATCCATGGCCGATGCCATGGCCAAGCTTCAGGCGTGTACCGAGGCAGTGGAAACCATCAAGAAAGAGATGGATCAGCCGCTGTACCGTGGTGGCCAGGATCTGGTCGAGAAAGACCGCCAGAACGCCATCGAACTCCAGAAGCGTGCGCACATCGTCAAGGGCGGCACCGAGGCCGACTTTGAAGCCGACCTGGACAACTTGGTCGACCCGCGCCATTACCGCTCCGCTGTGCAGAAGCTGATGAAGGTTGGCATCGAGTCCAAAGCCCGCATCATGCGCGACTTCACCGCCGAGGAAACCAAGGCGTTTGAAGCGGCCTCTCTGGACTCCGGTTTCTTCAGCCCTGAAATGCTGGGCATTGAAGTTGACTGTGAAATCGAGTGTGCGTCACTGCTGGACCTGTACGCCCAGATTTCCGTGTCCAAGTCCACCTTCATGTTCCCGCACGTGGAAAGCTACGGCGACATCGGTCAGTACGACTGCGACGCCAAGTGTGACGCGGAATACGGCCCCGAAGGCAACATTACCTGGAAAAACGGCCAGACCTACGACTGGCGCGGTGTTTTCTGCTTCCAGCGTGACACCCTTCGCGAAGCGAATTACGACCTGCTCGGCTTCATGATGCGTGCTGCGGCCCGTTCCTACCGCATCAACCGCAACGCGGCCCTGATCACCGGCGACGGTGTCAACGAGCCGATGGGCTGGCTGACCTCTGATTGCTTCACCAAGCTCCAGACCCCCGGCCCGAACCCGACGCACCAAGATCTGCGCCAGTTCTTGGCCTCCGCCCCGGTTGAGTATGGTGACGTGACCGCCATCATGCACCAGAACATCTTCGCCTACTTCGCGTCCATGGTGGACAACAATGGGCGCTTCCTGTTCGGTGACGGTCTGATGGGCTTCAGCCCCTCCGACGTGCGCGACCGTATCCGGATCTCCAACTGCCTGCCCGACGCCACCGAAGGGCTGACCAAGGGTTCCACCGATGCGCCGTTCACCACCGGCGACTTCATCATGGCCGCTGGTGTCTGGCCTCGTGCCTACGCTGCCGTGAATCACCGCCCCATGTTCATGGAGCAGTGGGAAGGTGGCTCAACCGCATGGTGCGTCAAGTACCAGTTTGGTGCGAAAGATGGCGGTTTCGTCCAGTGCTGCCCTGCGGCACGTACCCTCACCGCTGGCGCGGCTCCGTCCGGCTCCTAAGCCCGGCACGCTCAGCACGGCGAGCCCCCACGGGGCCGCCACCACCCTCACGGCAACTAGGAGAGTTTCCAATGCCTGTTCAGCGTAATTACGCGATCCAGCACCAGCCGCGCGTCATGTGGGATGGCACCAACGCCCGCCCCATTGACATCCGCAAGCATGTTGGCTTCGCGTTTTCCTTCGAAGTGACCACCACTCTGACTGCAGACGCGGTGTTCAACATTCAGGCGGCACCGCCGTCTTCTTCCAACCCCTGTAACCCCGGCACCTTTGCCGCCGTGCCCGAAGTCGCCACCTGTGAAGGCGGTGCTGAAGCGGCGCAGGCCACCGTGACCATCCCGTCCGGAACCGAAGCTGGCACCGTCTGCACCGGGACCATCCCGTGCCGTAACGGCGCGTTCATTCAGCTGGTGTCCGCGTCCGGCCAGACAAACAACGTTCTGGTTGCTGGCGTACTTTCCGGCCCGAAGATGGGTTAAGCCTATGAGGCAGACCGTTGCAGGACCGGTGAAGGCTACCCGTGGCCAGACGGTAAGCCTTCACGCCGCATTGAGGCGCGGCGAACATTACGCCTCAGTCGTAGCCTTTTCGCGCGTGGGCGAGTATGAACCGTCCCCGCACGTGCCGCTCCACAAGATGGACATTAAGTCGGACAAGCCCGACATGATGGCTCCAACCTCCATGCGCCTCACGGAAGAGATGCGCCCCCAACACACCCTTGAGCTGATAGCCGACGAAGACTGCGAGTTCTTCCTTATGCAGGAAGTGGACACCGCCGACGACAAGCTCGTGAAAGCAAGGATCCTCTGCTATGACGGAACAAAACTTGGAAAATTCTGGGCTCGAGTTGCATCGGCGTTCCGATGGTTTGGTTGAAACGCCGGACGCACAGTTCGCGGTTGTGATGAAAGCCCTCACGGGCATCACCCGAGACGGTATCCGGGTCTTCAACTTCAAGACCCACATGCAGGGCGACCAAGTGTCCGTCCAGTGGGACCGCGAGGACAACATCGCACTGTTTCCCGAGGAAATCGCCCGCCCGTTGTTGGCGCAGGGCTACGCCCGCACCCCTGACGACGCCGAAGTCGCGCTTCTGGGCGGCGTAGCGGTCGCACAGGAGGTTGGAACGCCTGCCCCGGCACCTACCCCTGCCGTCGCGCCCGCACCGACCCCCAGCGAGCCGCCTAGCGCACCTGTGGTCCCACCGGCCCCGTCCACGGACGACGCCGAAGACGAATAACGCCCGTCGCGTTATGATTGTGTCCGCCCGGCGGTAACTGGCGGACTCGTACCTATATGGAGGACGTCCCATGGGTAAACTGAGTTGCAAACCGAACTGCTCGCAGAACAACGCCACCGTGCTTGTTCCGGCACCGTGCTTCGTGTGCAACCCGGCTCCCGCAGCCGCGAGTTAATCGGCTGGCCCCCCACGGGGGCCGCCACCCCTCACCTGAGTAAGAAAGGCTTTCGCCGTGCTCTATTTCACCGCTGACGCCCGTGACGGTGCCCCCGCTGGGACGACCTGTCAGGCTTGTTGCTGTGAGACGCTGAACCTGCGTCCCGGCGAAACCAACCTCGTCACCATCAACTACGCTCCGTGGAGTCTACCGATCGCCCCTCCGGGCATTGTGCCCACGCTAGAATTCAACATCGAGGCTGACCGCTCCTCCTGCCCCACCAACGCAGTTGAAGGTTTCGTCCCGCCCTCGAACACCAACTACACACTGAACACCCCCGTCGGTACAGAGCTGACCATCGACCTGAGTACCAACTCGGCCCCGTCTGGCAACACCTTCGCGTATAAGGTGGTCCCGTTCAGCGGTCCCAAGAACGGCACGCTTTCGCAGACCGGCACCTCCGGCGCGGCAACGTTCACCTACACTCCCAACGGCGGCTTCACCGGTTACGACTATTTCAGTTACGAAATGGAAGATGCGCAGGGACGCTCCGTTACCCGCACCGTGCGTATCTCGGTCGGTCAGCACACCGCTCGGCGCGACCCTGCCCGTATGGCGCTGGAACCGTTCATCGACGCGACTCAAATCCAGACCCTGTCCCATACGCAGGAAGTAAAGTTCCCGATCACGATGCCCGTGGGTGTGCGTGACTGCGAGCGCTTCCGCCTGACCATTCGCCAGCCCGCCAAAGACTGTGACGGGAACCTCTACTACCACATGTCGTGTTTCGACATCGTTTCTAAGGATTGCGGATAATGTCTATCACGGCAGTACCAATGCAGAAGCAGTTCGGACCAGAGGACGTTCCTCTGGACCCGTACGACTTTGACGCTATTCTGCCGCTGAGTATTATCCGCAGTCACACCAAGACCGACGACATTCCGTCGGTGACGGACGAACTGTTGGAACTGTACCGTGACGCGGCGCTCATGGCAGCGCAGGAATACACGGGCCTCCGCTTCCACAGCCGTGAAACCGTGTTCGAGGATGTACGTCCGCCGATCGACACTAACCCCCGGTTCTACCGCCGCCGCACGTTCTCGCACACACTGAAACACCCCACGATGGACGGTAGGATCTGGCACTACGGTAAGGCGAACCAGAAACCGCGCCTGTTCAACGTACCGCCGGGCAGCACGCACATAGAAATTCCGCGCGATCACGACGACTTCGGCCTTGGTTGCTGTAACCCGTGCGGTCCGGAACCGTTCAGCCGAATCATGTACGTCAGCGGGTTTGAGTGCCTTTCCAAGCTTGGCAGTCACACCGCGACCCTCAAACTGGGGGCGCTGAAGTATATCGCCCACGTGGTGATGAACGCTGGCGATAACGTCGTGACAACCAACACCAGCGGCGGGCGGTCCTCGGGCACGAACCTTGACGCCGCATCCGCAGCCGACCCGGCGCACGCCAGCGGGGCAGTCGCCATCTGGCGCTCTATGGTAAGGAACGCAATCTGATGCACATCGCCAAGCTACAGCACCGTGTGATCCTGTGCAGTCAGTGCGACGTGGTTAAGTCCAATGGCGACCTCATCCTCAACCGGGGCGAGGTTGCCGAAATGTGGGCCATGATTGAGCAGAAGTCGGGAAGCGGGTTCAGTCGTCAAGGCGCTGCCATGAACGAGTCCCGCGCCCAACAAACGCACGTCACAACCGTCCGTTACCGCTGGGACTTGAACGTAAGCCTGATGGCTTGGATCTACGAAAAGCGCCTTAAATCTCCGCCCCGGTGGTTCAAGGTACTTAAGACCGGACAAACAGAACACGCGGGCAACGCCTTCCAGACGTTCAGTTGCCGCCTTGTGGAGCGCAGCGACGACGCGGCGGAGCCCACCACGGAGGCCGAAGCCGGTCCCGTGATGCACATGCCGCATGGAGTGAAGCTTTAATGTTCGAGTTTAAGCCGTGGCGAAAGTTCTATTCGCAACTGCAACGGCCTGTCATCCGTGGTTGGTTGTCCGCTGTTCGCGCCCGCGCGCAGCAACACTTCGCCGCCGGTATGCTGGGGCGTCACAGTGGGCGGATCTACAGGCGGCGCGGCGGTCGCAGGCACCAAGCGTCGGCCCCCGGTGAATACCCTGCAAACGACACCGGGCGTTTGCTGGCCAGTCTTAAGAGTCGGCAGGCCAAGGACAGCGTCACCATCGGGACGAATGTCCACTACGCCAAGTTCCTGCGGGAAGGCACCCGCAAGATGGCGCGTCGCAAAATGAGCGACCACGCTCTTGTCGCCGGTGCCGAGCAGGCCAAGCCTCGTTCACGCGGCTGGGTCCAGTGGGCGCGGGGCAACCACGCTCGCAAGTCTAGGAGCCTGAACTGATGCCAGAGCCAACACTGCCCGCGCTGGCGAAAGCCATTGCCGAGACGTTCCCCGAACTGGAAGGGCGGTCCATTGCGGTAAGCGAGGTGGACCCGTTCGACAAGAGCACCAACATCCCCACCCTGCCGATCGCTGTGGTGGCACTGGTGGGCGAAACCGGGGAAGGGTCTAAGGTTCCCAACCTTACTGACGACATCCTTGTCCACTTCGTGTTCGAGCCGGTAAAGTACAAGAAGGAAGACGGCAACGACAGTCCGTTCTTTGCCTTCTACGACTACGAAACGCTTCGTGACCGTATGCTGTCTCTGGCCCGCAACTGGACCAGCCCGCGCGGTTCCATTCTGCGCTACCGCAGTCTTGACGTAGAAAGCGACGAGTTTGCGGTCTACATTGCAATGCGGTTCGGCATGGAAACCCGCTGGTGCGAGCCGGAGGAGTTGGCAGCCAAGCCGGTGCCGTTCGTCATCACCACGAGCGTCCTAGGTGCGGCGGGTAAATGCCCGCCCCGCGAGTGCCCCGATCCGGAAGACCCTTGCGACGCCGCTCGCAAGCGCAATCCGCACGGGCGCGAGAACTGGTCGGAAGGCGAAGCCGACGACCATGGCCCTATCACAGAGTAGAGGAGCAGTTATGCGAATCGAAGTTAAAGCCAAGCCGGGGCGCATCGCTCGAACTGCCCCGGACGGCCCTTTCATTCCGGACGACGAATATGTGGCGGTGGAACTCACCCCGTATGTTGACCGCCTGCTGAATGTCTGGGGCGACATCGAGCAGCGGTCCACGGAGGCCGTTAAACCCCCTGTAAAGAAGCCTGCGGCTGAAGCCGACAAGAAGGAGACCTCCTAATGGCTATCGACTCTCTGCGCGACGGATTCGTCCGCCTGTGCTTTGACCCTAGCGCGAACCTTGTGGGCGACAAATGCCGCATGGTCATCGAGGGCCAGAAGCTGGCGGCGGGCAGCGCAACCAACGACCAGCTTGTCAAGATGACTTCCGCGCGCGACATTGATACTATGTTCGGCGCTGGTTCGGTTCTTGCCGAGTCCCTGAAGGTGGCTGTTGATTGCTGCGGTAACGACGCCGTTGAAATCTTCGCCCTGCCCCGCGCTGACGCCGCTGCGGCCACCGCTGCGGTCTACACCGCAACTGTGACCGGCCCCGCCACCAGCGACGGTCGTGTTGACATTTACTGGGGCGACGCCCGGTACAATATCAGCGTCCGGGTTTCGGCGGGTGACACGGCCGACCAGATTGCGACCGCCATTAACGCGGCCATTCCGGCGGACTTCCCGTACACCGGAAGCGTCACCACCAACGTGATCACGCTGACGGCCAAGAACGCAGGCACCGTGGGCAACTACCTGAACGCGGAAGTCAACTGGCACGGTAAGAACGGTTATCTGCCCGGCGGCGTTGGCGTGGCTTTCGCTCAGACCGTTACCGGAGAAACCGACCCCGAACAACTGAACTACAGCACCGTGTTCGGCGACTGCTGTGTCTGTTGCTGGGCACTGCTGACCGGTGACGCCGCCTATCAGGATGGCATGGTCGATTATCTGGACGACGCGTGGGCGTGCGACAAGCCTCAGTGCTTCGGTCACGGCTATACCTACAACGCGGGCACTCTGGGTCAGATCCTGGCCAGTGACACCAACACCGCCACCATCAGCCGTCTGGCACACTGCAACACCGACCCGAACTTCCCGTGGTTGAAGGTTGCTGCCTACGCTGCCAAGTCGTGCTGCCTGACCGTGGACAACCCGGAGCTGAGCATCCAAGGCCCGAACTTCGGCGTTCTGGACTGTGTCAAGGCCCCGGAAAGCTGCACCACGTGCTGGACCTTTGACGAGCAGGAACAACTCCGTGAGTCCGGCTTCGTGGTCACTGTGCCCGTGTCCGGCGGCGAAGGTGCCCTCACCAGCCCCATGATCACCAACGATGTGACGAACAACCGCTACGACGCGGAAGGTCGCGAAAACCTGACATTCCAGTCGGTTGCCGCCCGCCGCCTTGCCACTGTCACCGCCACGGAGATCGCGCAGGAGCTGCAACAGTTCCAAGGTCTGGGCTACTACTCCGAGAACACCAACATCCGCGAGGGTGCGCAGGGTGTGAACCGGAAGATGATGCTCGGCACCATGCGCGCATTCGCCAAGGCGAACGTCGGTCGCCTGTTCAGCGAGTTCGAAGACCTCAACTCGGACCTGACCATCACCGACGACTTCGAAGTCGCCGCGCGTTGTCAGGGTGTGCCGGGCAAGCTGCACATGAACTTTGTGTACCGCCCGCCGGTCCGTATCCGTCAGGTGGTTGTGAACGCGGCCCCGAAGCTGCTCAGCAACTGCTAATCCGGCCTGCGGCTCCCACCACGGGGGCCGCTACCTTCAACGCCCTGTAAGGAGGCACCCCGATGACATGTGAGAATCAGGTCGGCGTTCGCAACATTCTGATCAAGTTTTATGATTGCGACAACGACGTAACCTACGGCCCCGTCAGCCACGAACTGTCTGGCGACGAACAACCGCAATACCGCCTTTGCGACTACAGCAACGAACCGCTCCCCGGCGGATACGTGCGTCGCACCAAAGGCAACAACGAGATCAGCCTGACCGTGATCCGCAACACCGGCATCCCGCTGGCGCTGTATCAGGGTTGTGCGTCGGTTGACATCACAATTGAACACTTCAACGGTCTGGTCATCACCGGCCTGCGCGGCACTGGCACAGGAGACGAAAGCTCTGACGGGCACGAGGTCACCCTCACCGCCACGTTCGAGCAGATCGACGAACTCCTGCCGACCTCTCTGGATCCGGCAGCGTAACACCCTCGCCGGTCTGGCCACCGGCAAGGGATTAGTCGCCGCCCTGTTTTCCCGTCCTGCAACGGGGCGGCGGCGCTTATTCAACGCAGGACGATAGGACGGAAACCATGCAAAATATTGAATTTACCGCTTCTTTCCAAGTGGCCGACAAGCCGGTCACTTCCATCGAAGTCATGCCCCTCACCTTCGTAGGTCTGGGTAAACTGTGGGACCGTATGCCCGCCGGTGCCAAGCCCGAGGTCTACCTGAACCGGGCGCGCATGAAGGCACAGACCATCTTCAAGAACGGCTCCGATCCGCTGGTGCCCACTGACGAAGACATCACGAAACTGCCCGCTCAGGTCGCCAAGAAGCTGATTGATGCGCAGGACGTCGGTAGCGGAACCCCCGGTAAGGTGGTTCAGAAGGGCGACGGTGCAGCCTCCCCCATCCTGTACAAGCTGGGCACGTCCATCGACATGAAGGACGGTTCCGGAAAGGAAATTTCCATCACCGAGTTGGAGTTCCAGGCCAGTACCTACGGCGAACTGGAAGACGTGCTTGCTGCGGACCACGAGGTTGCCAAGGCGATCGCGTTGCTTACGAAGGTAGCGACCCCGGTAGGCGTTGAAAGTTTGACCGTGCTGCCCGGCTGGGCACTGGACCGCATCACCCTTGCGGACGGTGTCGGGATCATGCGTAACGTGAATCCGGCTTTCTAAGGGCAGCCCGTCGCGTCGTTGATAAGGTCGAGGAGTACCGTTACCACTCCGGCTATATCGGCGACGTGCGACCGCTGCCACTTGGGGTTCTGGCTGTACGTCTGAACTCCTTTCACAAGGTGGCAAAGAAAGCCAACCCCAAGACGGGCGGCGGCGGTGGTAAGACCGCTAGAAGAAGGTTGAGGCGCTAATGGCGAACTTCGTTGAACAGGCCACGCTCCTAGTCAAGGACAAGGCCACCAAGGATATCCGGAAGGTCAACAAGGAGCTGAACAAGCTCCACAAGACCGCCGATCGCCTCAAGTCCATGCCGATCAAAATGACCGGCATTACTGCGGCCATCCGGGACGTTACGCGTCTCGGTGACCAGCTTCGCCGGTTGCCGCGAAGCAAGACCATCTCTGTTCGCATCCAGAAAGCTGGTTCGCTGGCTGGTGTGCGTAACAGCCTCAAGGGCGGCGACCTTCAAGTCGCAGTCCGGCCCGCCGCCACCAAGGCGTCTGTGGCAGCCTTCGCGCGCGACCTTCGTACAGCCCTGAAGGCTCACAAATTCACAGTCCACGTCCGCCCCATCGTAGGTAACATCAACTCGCAAGTTGCGGGGTCGGTACAGACCACGCCACGCACCGGGGGCCAGCGGGTCCGGCTGGATTACAGTGGTCTTGACCAGATGCTCCGCAACTCGTGGGCACGGCTCGGCATGACCATTGAACAGGCGGTTATCCGTGGTTTTGAACGCGGTGCCTCTGCTCAAGACGTCGCCGGTACTCGGCTCGGTTTGCAGGGCCTGAACCCGCAACAGGCCGCGCAGGTCGGTTCTCTCAGCGCTCAGTTGTCCGGTGAGTTCCAGTCGTTCACCCGTGGCGAAATCCAAGGGTCTCTGGCAGAACTTCTTCCGGTTGTTCGTGGCGACGCAGAAGCCTTGGGGCTTGTCAGCCGCGAGATTCTGCGCATGGCCGAGCTTCAGGTTGCGCTAGGTTCCACAGCCGAGGAAGCCATTGACCGGGCGTTCCTGTTCGCCAAGGCCGGTGAGAGCGCGGGCCGGTTTACCGACGCCGAAGGCAACATCGACCGTGCAGGCATTGACCAGTTCTTTGACCTGCTCACCAAGGGTATGGTTGAGTTTGGCCGTGAGATTGACGCCAACCTTGTGCGCACCCTGACCAAGTCCCTGCGAACATCCAAGTTCGGTCTGGATGAACGCGGCTTCCTGACGTCCCTGTTGCTGGCGGAAGAGCAAGGTTCCACCGCCGGTGTGGGCATCAACCAGCTCATCAAACAGTTGAGCGGCGAGCGCATCCAGAAGAAGCAGATGTCGCGGCTCATTGAGTTGGGTCTGGTGTCTTCCCGCGAGATCGTAACCGGGACCGAAGGTGGCAAGCCTGTCACAGAAATCATTGTTGAAGGCACCGTAGGCGAGGACGAGCTTCGAGAGAACCCTGCGGCGTGGGTCAACAAATATGTGATCCCTGTCATGCGCAAGGCGGGCTTTGACCCTGCCAACGCCGTTGACGCGGCCCGGTTCGCCGGTTCCATCACCAGCGACAGAACAGCGACCGACCAACTTACGGCGATCATTCTTCGTAACGCGGAGATTGAAGACACCGTGACACGGGCGCTGGCCAAGGACACCAGTGATGAAACAGTCGACGCCATCCTGGACAAGTCCCTACTCCTGGCCTTGGAAGAGGCAGGCGGGCAGTTCACAAACGTCCTCGGGGAAGTTGCTCGGTCCGCCGAAGGAGTGCTGATCCCGGCCATGAACACGGTGGCCGATGGGTTCAGCGCGTTGGCTAACTTCATCTCTGGCCCTGACGGGGAAGGCAGCCTGACCCGTACTTTGGCTGTGACCGCCGGAGGAACAGCCGCTGTCGCTACGGGTGCCGTCGTAGGTAAGAAGGCCCTTAACGCCCTTAACCCGTTGACCGGAAGCGCCGCCGCCCTGACAGGCAGCGCGACCAACCTCAACGCCGCCGCAGCGGCCCTACAGCGGGCCGCAGGGGCGCAAACCGTTGGCGGGGCGGGTAGGGGTGCCGGGGGCGGTAAAGGGCGTTCCTGGTCCGCCAGCGTTGGCAGTTTGCTCCGTTACGTCCCGGCCCTTGCGCTTGCCGGTGCCGGTGCCGCAGGCGTGTCCAGCGACATGGAACTCATGGGACTGTCCGAGGAGGAGCGTAAGACGGTAATCGATGCCGAACTGGAGGCCACCGTGGAGCGCACCGCAGGGTGGAACCGTTGGCTGGAAGACCTTTCCGACAAGTGGCTTGGCGAATCCGTCACTGACTCGTTGGTTACTCGCCAGTCTGAACGCGACGCTAAGGCGTCCATGAACCGTGAGATCTTTAACCGGACTCAGTATGGCATGGGCCAGCAAGCGGCGATGATAGACTTTGCGAAGGTCAATCGCTTGATTGCGGTCATGGAACTGAACGCTGAGAAGATGCACATGGAAGGTCGCAGCGAGGCCGCCATTAACGACTTCGTTCGACAACAGCACGTAATCGCCGACGACCTTCGCGACATCGGGCTTGGAGAAGACCGAGTCAGTGCCCTACTCAACGAGTTCGCGGCAACTCCTTCTGACCTTACGACCGCGTTCGCTGACGGTGCCGACATCGCGGTGCCCCAAATTGGACAGGCGGCGGAGGAGTTTGGCCCTGTTGCCGGGCAAGGTTTGCTTGCGCTTGCGCCCCAAATTGGGCAAGCTATAGGCCAAGCCACCCTGCAGGTTCTGCAGGATCTTCAAATCGGAGTCGGGGTCAACGAGGCCCCGGTTAACCCCCAACTGGACACCGGGCGCGCTCTGCCCTTCTAAGGTGAATTATGGCTAAAGGTTGCTACACCGAACCATATCTGCCCGGATCGTTCAAGGCGGTTCCGTTCAAGGCCATGGAGGTTACGTCCGAACACGGACGTCGAGGTGCTGAGGGGGAATTTCCTTTTGGCGAAGTAACTGGGTACGCCGACCTCGGTCGGCGTATCCGGACTTACTCCATCAGCGCCCGGTTTGACAGTAACGCTCACGTCCTGGAAGCTGCGGCCCTCATTGCCGCCTGCGAGCTTCCCGGACCCGGTCCACTGGTACACCCAACACGCGGCGTCATCCTGAGCGCCGCCGTTCGCTCCCTCAAGGTCACCGACAAGGTGGAAGAGGAGCAGGGCGTCACCTACGTGGACATGGAGTTCGTTGAGGCGAACAACTGGCCCAACGGCTTGTCCCTTTTGGGTCAGGTTCTGGGGCTGGCCATCGCGCCGCTCATCACGGCAAGCCGGGCGTCCTTCAGTGCCAACTACCGCCCCACCGAGGTTCAGGCGTTCCGTCAGGACGCTGTAGTTAACGCGGCTCAGGAGCAGGTCGGTAGCGTTACGAACGCATACGTCGCAGCCACCACCACGGAGGCCACCAGCGACGAACGCAACCGCATCGTCTACGAAATGCGCAACGTACAGAACGTGGACAGCGAGGCCGAGAACACGGAAACCATGGACCGGGCGTTGTCGCTTGGCATGAATGCCGTAGCGCTGAAGCTGCGCGGCGTGGACAAGTTCAACGCCTTCCGGCAGATAGCCAACGGGGCGTCCAAGCAATCCAGCTTCGCGGCCACCGCTGGTGAGGCGGAGAACGCGGTCTACAGTCACGTTCGCACCCTCGCTGCGGCCTACATGGCCGAAGGTGCCATGGAGGCGGCGGACCTGAGCGCGCCTGCCATTTTCGAGCAGTCTGACATCATTTACGCGCTCATTACTCAGGAAATGGAATACGCGCGCAGCACATGCCAGAACGACCTGTTCTTGCAGATGTCCAAGTTCCGGTCTGACGTGCAGGCCCGCCTGAACGACAAGGCGTACAACTCGCCCGGCCTTGTTGAGTTTGACTTCGTGGGCAACGTGCACCCGCTGGTCGCAGCCTACTCAATCTTCGGCGACGCCAAGCGGCACCGCCAACTTGAAACCACCAACTCAACCGGGGCCGTTGGCCGACTGGCCAGCCCCGTTCTAGGAACCGTCTAATGGTTGCCAAGCCTGTCCACATCTTCATCGACCGCAAGGAGCTCATCGGTTGCACCGGCCTGACGCTCAAGCGTTCGAAGAACCAGCTGACCGGGCAGTTAGACATTGATGTGTTCATGGGGTGGCTACCGGAAGCTCCGGTTCTGGAAGAGGTCACGCGCGGGCAGGAGGTGCTTGTCTACATTGGCGGTCACTTGGCGTTCACCGGCAAGATTGACCGGCGTAAGGACACCGGGGTCAAGAAAGCGCGGGACAGCCGTGGCCGGTTCACGGGCGGTAACACAGGGTCTGGCTCCTCGCTGAGCATTGGCGCGGACAGTTACACCGTGAAGATGTCTTGCCGGGGCAAAACCAGCGCCCTGATCGACAGTAGCCACCAGAACCCCACAACCGTTCTGCGCCCGTCCAACAAGGGCCTGTTTGACGACTTCCTGCGCCCTTGGGGCCTCGAGGTGGAGTGGGAGGCTGACGAAATTGAACTACACCGGCACCGCCTGCGGGACGGGGCGCGGGTGGTGGACGAAATCCAGCGGCTGGCCGAAATGACCAGCCTGTACGTCTTTGAAAGCCGCGAGGGCACCCTCAAGGTTACAGACGGCCCACCGGAGGCCAGCGGCGAACCCATCTCCCTAGGCACCAACATTCTCAGCTTCAGCACGGACCAAGCGGCAGACACCGAACGGTCCGAGGTGCTGGTTAAGGGGCAGTTGACGCGCCCTGAGCAGTGGGGCGAAGCTGCGGTTGTGCCAACCCTGCAACGGGTGGCTGACGAGGCAACCAAGCTGTTCAGTCCTATCACTGTTCAGCACTACGGCGAGGCCACAGACGAGCTCCTCGAGCGCCGGGCAAACTACGAGGCGAACAAGCGCGCCAGCGAGTCCAAGCGTATCACCGTTGAGGTGTTCCACGTTCAGCAGACGGACGGTGCCCCTTGGGATATCGGCGTCAAGCACTACGTGGAGATCCCGCCCGCCGGGGTGTTCGGTGAGTTTGAAGTTGTGGAGCTAACCTACCACATCTCCAACGACAAGACGCTGAAGACCACGCTTACGCTAGCCCCGCCGCCGGTCAAGCCTAAGCCGAAGGCCACCGGGGCGCTGAGCTCGCTACCGGACAGCAACCCGGACATTGCCAACACACGCAAGGGCAAGTACGACGTCAGCGGCAACTTCGCCGACAGTTGGCAGGGTCCGCGTCTGGTGGGTAAGGAAGCGGCCAACACCAAGGCCCAGTCCAAGATACTTGACACAATTGAGCGGAGCCGATCGCGCGCACCGACATCGCTTCCGCCAAGCTTCACAGGAGCCGCAGGACCACAATGAGCGACTTCACCAGATACCCTTCCTCGCTGCGGGATACTCAGGACTACGTGGAACGCGGCGTCTGGGGTGGCAGCGAGGACGTGCCCGGCGCAGGCCAGATGATGCGGGTGCGGGGCACAGGCACGGAGGACTTGGAAGTTCCCATCCTGTCCTTCGGTTACAGCTTCAACCTAGGCGGCGGCGATGCTAACGCCGAGGTCGTCATGTTCAGCCTTGGTAGCGACGTCAACGACAAGGTGGCGCTGCCCTGCATCCCACGCGATCAGGCGTTCCAGTGGCCAGCCGGGACCGGCGGCGTACAGCACCCCCAGAACCCCGAGCGCCGCTTGGAATACAACGCCGACGAGACGTGGCTGAAGGACGGCAACTACAAGTTGGGCGACAACAAGGAAGTTGAGGTTGTTGTGAACGGCGGTGCCGTGACCATTAACATTAGGCCCGACGCCGAGATTGTGGTGCCCAACCTGAAGGTGACAGGCAACCTAGAGGTTGAGGGCAACTTCGCCGCAACAGGCGGCACCTTCACCCACAACGGAACCAACGTGGGCGACACTCACACCCACGGCGGGGTTGAGGTTGGTCCGGGAAGCACAGGAGCGCCTACCTAATGGCAGTCTGCAACGAATCCTCACCGCACCGCCGCCGGTTGTTTTGGGCTACCCAGCCCGAATTGTGCGTGCCAGCGTTCGCGCCGCCGAAAAACCTCTACACCGAGGAGTGCCCGCAGCCGCCCGCCCCGGTGGCCAACAACTGCGGCTTCCAGTGCGGACGCCCCGGTCTACAGGTTCAACAGATGGTCTGCCAAGACTGCGACGGTGCCACAATCTCAACCGAAAACTGGGTCCGCGGTCTGGCCATCAACATGCTCATGACCGACGGTCGCGCACAGGATACCTCCTGCGGCTACCGCCCCGGCTCGCAGGGCGGGCACTGGTCCGAAAGCTACATGGCAGGCGACAGCGTGGGCACCCTGCTCCGCACCATCCCGCCGCAGGGCCGCGTAATCGAGGCGCAGGCCCTGCTGACCGCCTACGCCAAGGCGACCCTTGAGCGCATGGTTACGCGCGGCGTAGCAAACCGCATAGAGGTGACCACAGCCTACCTTGGCGACGGGCGCTTCCAGCAAGATATTGAAATTTACGGCACCTCCTACGGGGACGCCAAGGTCGGCCTCGCAGCTTCGCGGGCCGTTAACGAATGGGTGTGGCAGTAATGGCTTGCAATATTGAACGTCCGGACCCTCAAGAGCTGTTCGACCGCTACAAGGACATGTTTTCGTCCACCGTGCTTGGCGGCGGGGCGGTCATTCCGGAGTCCAACGAATGGTACGCCGTGGCGCTTAACTACGCCATGGCCGAGGAGTTCTACGCCCTTACAGAACAGGCGTGGAAGGAGCGCGACCCCCGCCAAGCCTGCGCAGTCAACTTGGAAGCGCAAGCGGCTTTGGACGGCGTCTACCCCAACCCGGCGGTCCCGGCGCAAGGGTTCATCAAGCTTACCGGCACGCCCGGAACCACCCTGCCCGCCCCGCTGGAGTTCACCGTCGGTAGCACGTCGTTTGTAACAGCCAGCAACGCCACCCA